AGTAGACTCATAAGTCCAAGAGTATTTGCTAGAATAGTCAAACCACTCCGGGCTCATGAGACCGACAATAGCAGGATGGTCCAAATCCTGTAGAATAGACAAACCATCCAGGTAAGCTTCAATCGACAATTGAGTGGAAACAGAAACACCAAACACCTCATCCATAACAAGACGAGTGCTGTCCTGCACAGGTCGAGCACCTGTGGCAGTTGACAACAACTGGTGTTCCCAATAATCTTTCTGACCACCTTGTCCAGAATAAAGCAATTTACCTGGCCCCAATGCCCGCAACAAATATCGCGCGTAAGCAGTGAGTATCGGACACGCCGGCAGCATTGCGATGAGTGAGTTAGCCTTCGCTCTCAACAATGCGTCCAGCGTGCGCCGTCCACCCAGCATTAGAGCTGAGTGGGACCAGCCTGTGCTGGCGATGCGATATGCTGGGTCTGCAATGTTGTCGCGACAATCATCGGCGAAGAACATTTTGCAGAAACCGGCATGGCCAAGGGAAGAACTTGTTTTGCACTTGGCAACGAACCCGAGTCGCGAGAATTGCGAGACATCGAGAACAGCAGAAGTGCCATCAGGGTTGCTGCAACGGAAAATACCATCATCGCCTTCAACAACCCCATCAACATGGACTCCCTGACGACTGGCAAAGAACATCCAGAGCATAAGGTTTGAAAAGCCGTTGCCGAGGGAAGTGCACATATCGCCGGACATTCTACACCCATCCACTTTAACACGTGAGCGTTTAAAAGTGCAGTGGTTGTCACCTGCAAGGGCTCGGTGGAGGTGTGCAACGACGCGTCCGACATCGTTGCCCAATCCTTTAGCCATGTGGGTATATAACTGTAACTCACAGGCTCGTAAGAAGGGGGAGGTGAATGAAGACTCAAATTTTTCAAAATCGTTGGACTGGTAAGTAGCACCAGGAGCATACAAACGACTGTGAATAAACTGAGCACGCTGGTCGACGGGAATTTTCTTGCAGAAGTACTTCCCGATTGGTCCGTCTGGCGCGAAGATGACTCGCTCAATTGAGGCAATGAACGGTCCGACATGGGCTTTGAAAGCATCTGTACGCGAGTTAATAAGCCGCTGATACTTCCAAGTCGAATAAGTTTCGCGCTTCGGGAAAGACTTGCAACGATAGTGACGATCAGACAATACAGGGTTATCTTCGAAAGAGCGCCGAAGCTCATCACGGCGAGACTCATTATAATGTGTCGAGACAATCCATTCTTCAAATCGCAAAAGCTGATCATCGGTAAGAGGAGGAAGATGTATGCGTAACCACAAACGAACGAAAGAGCGGAACTCGCGTAACAGGCGAGTTTCAACAGCCGGGAGAGCTCCGCCAAACCGTTTGATAATG